TGCCACGTCCAGCATAAATCTCCGCCACGTCTGGGATCATCGTGCCGCCCGTCAAAACGTAAGGCGAGGCTACAAATGCTTCTTTGTTTACCCTTCCTTGAGCGCCAGTGAAAGTGTGGTAGATGCCGTTTGGCGTTACGTTTGCTATTCGCAAAACATCCTTACTCGCCGCGCCGCTTAACTTTGCTTTTAAAAAGTCTAGCACACGACGGTCTTCTGCGCCTAGCTCTCCACCGCTTGAGCCTCTATACTCATCCGTAAGCAAAGAAGCAAAACGACTTGCTGATACGTTGCTCGAAGGCGAATTGCGCAATGCAGTTATCCACTGACTGCCGTCATACACGACAAACGTTTGGCTTGATTCAAGGTAAAACATCAACCCGCGAAACGCAGCATAAAACACCCACGCATTGGTATCGTAATACGCGACTTTGTTTTCTTGATTAGTCCACGCTCCAGCAGCATTAACTGCTGCAACGATGTAAGTATCGCCATTCGCAGGCGATGCAGGTGGCGTAACAAGTCCGTGCGAGATTGCATTCGGGCCGATGCCGATTCGCGACATAATTCTTAAGTTCTTGTTCATCGCTACGTTCCAGCCATCTGCATCAAGCGGCCAGCCAGCAGTGATGTTAGTCTTTGCGTCTGTTGCTACAGTCATACTAAGTCCTTAGCTAAAGGAATGAATTGCTCTTGCAATAATTTTATATTAACCACGTCCGAAGGTGCTATAGATTTGTTAACAACACGCATTAGCGTCTCGTTAAGACCTTGCGCAGGCCACGTAACCCTAATCACTGCACCAATAAGAATGCTTGCTGCAGTCTGTATATCGACTGTAATTGTAAACGTTAACGGACTATCGTTAGCGATTGCCAGCTCACGATTAGCAACCTTTAAAGCTGTGCGCTCGTCGGGGCAACAAGGATAGTTAACTGTCTGCGCCGCCGTCTGCATTAAGAAGTTTGGCGCAGTCAAGGCAACCGTCTCATCGACACCATCAGCAGTCTTGTATTGGATTGTCAGACGACTCACCGCTTTAGCATTGTAATTGCGTTGATAACCCGAAAAGCTAGAGACGTTTGTCTCGGTCATTGACGGCAGGCTTGCTTCATTGTAATCATCCCTGATCAGTTTGATCACTACTGCATCTAGATCAGCGTCGTAATACACATCACAATTAATGTAATCACGTAACAGCTTGAAAGCTTGCTCTGCACTAGTATTGCCCATGTTGAATGCGCATCCAAGACGCTCGGTGTAACAACGCCTAGCAGCGCCTTCAAAGCTAGTCGTATCAATGTTTGCAGAGGGCACGCCATAGTCCCAGTCATTGTTAGTCAGTACCTCACGTAACGCGTGCACAGGATTCATCGTGTAAATGCTGTTGAGATTCTCTTTGCTAAACCTTGCCTCGCTATCGACATTATCCTGTAGCCACGTTGAGATTGTAATATCGACATCGCTAACATGGATAGCTGACTCGTTATCTGTGCTACCGATCTCAAGCACTGCTAGATCAGCGCTGTCAGGCAACTCGCCAAGTGCTGGTAGGTTATCCTTCCAGTCAGCAGCATAGAAGTCTTGTTGACTCAAGTCGCTGACACTCATCAATCGACCCGCATATCGCACCTGCTGGCGTTGCGTGAGTATGCGCTGTAAGTAGCGCAGCAACACCACACCCTTGGCATCGTCGCTAGAGATAATGTCGATCACGTGATCATCACGTAGGTTGGCTGGCACTAGCGTCGTAATCGTTGCGTAGCGCACATACCATTGTGGTTCACCGTTTGCTTGGATTAAGATACGCGTTGCTAATGCGCTTAAGGATGGCAACGTCTTGCGACCGCCGAAGTTGAACTTATCAAACGCCATGTGTGCAATCAGGTTGTAGTTTGCGGGGTAGTCTACCCCATCCACTTCGATAGTGCGTTGCGAGTCGTCAGCGACATCAGTCGCCACTTGATCATTAGTTCCTGAATGCAATTGTATCTGTCGATTGAGCGTTGAGCCAATGCCACCCTCACCATCAAAGCCGCCGAAGAGCAACGGATAGTAGCAGTCGTTATTGCCGTTTTCAAAGAACTGTGGCAACGTCAAGCCATTGAACGACAACGTATACAGACGATCTAGTGTGCCTTGCGAGAAAGCAATCGCACCGCTGTAGTAATTCTCACGCATCTGCGAGTCATTGATACTGACACCTAGCTCTTGCAGCTTTGGCAAGAAGCCATCCTGTTCCCACTCAAGCAAATGTAATGCCCGTAACTGATCGCCAAGCACGTCGGTCTTGTTGCCCAGTCGATCAGCAATCAAATCGCCGAGTATCCAATACGGATTGCGACTACCTGTGCGAGCATTTGCCGCAAACGTCGATGAATCACGCAAGTATCGACCAGCCAAAACTAGTCGATACATGCCATTGCGAATCAATAACTGGCGCTTATTGTATAGCAGAGTTAACCAGTTCTTAAGGATTGCATTGATCTCCTCGGTGCCGGGTAGTTGCGTTAGGTTGAAGTAAGCCATTTCAAAGGTGGCAGCAACCCGAAGTAAAGACTGCATGAAAGTTTCAAGCCGTTTTAATGCCGAGAACACCGCACCATGAAACAGTGCAATCGCATTAGTAGAACCACCTACGTTGTCATAGTAGTTCTGTGTGATCGCTACCGCTTCCTCAAAAGTAATCGCTGCGTTAGAAAGCAGTGTGCCAAAGACCTTAACGTAGTACGATGATGGGTCTAGGTCTAGTGCATAGATGTTGCTTGATACGCCAGCGAAGGTTGGATTCTGTCGCCGCGGCCCTGTGTCCCACAGCCGCGCAAACTCACGGTAGAACCAGCCCGCATAAGAAAAAAAGAAGAACGCAAATTCACGAGGGAATTGGCGTTGATCATAAGTGAGCAGCGTTTCAGGTGCTAACGCTGTCGATGTCTCGTGGTTTGGCGGTATGCCTGTGTAGCGTGCCGTCTGACTCAAGAAGTTCATATCGTTGATCGGAATTGAGGTCGGCCACGACGTGCGTTCAGCACGCACTGGCACTTCATAGCCAAGCGAGGTACGGTGGTTGTCAACTGCATTGATACAGCCAGTTAGGATTGACGTAACTTGGTTAGCATCAAACACTGTGCGACGTATGCGCTTCTGACCAGCGACTTCACCGACCGAGACAAAGTTGCTTGATTCAAACTTCTCCTCAATCGGCACACCCGTTAACTCACGTGTGCCAAACAAGATTGTGATTGTCGATGGATCAGCTGGCTCAATGTCGCGCTTGAATGGCAAGCGCCTTGGCGTGTTAGTCTTTGTTTGATCGTTGGTAGTGTGGATACTCATCTTACATCCGCCGCCGTGCTTAACGTTACCGTACGCGTCAAGATGTCACTATTAGCAAACCCAGTCGTTGCACCGAAAAGGTCAACCACAAGCGTTGCTGGTAGCGTCGATGGATCAGCACCGATTGTAAAGCTTATTGCGCTTTGATCATTAGTAATCACACGTGTGCGTGCGGTGTACGGTGGTGGCGTGCGACCTTGACCGTAAACACGAGCAAAGATTGTCGTTGCTGACACGTTTATTGTAATCGTGTAGTAGAACGTGCGAGCACTAGCGCTGCGTTGTAGCCTTTCGCTTACAAACGTTGGTGTCGCTACCTTTGCTACGGTAGTCATTGCGGTGCGACTGACGATAGTGCTCGTGCCGCCAGCGTTAACCGCCCGCACATCCATTGTGTATTCTGTGTTTGGCGTTAAGCCCGTAAAGGTATGTGGCGATGTCGCAGTTATCCATGAACCGCTAGCAATTCGCACCTGAAACGATGCTGCTGGTTCACCCGTTGATGCCGCTGTCCAGCTGATACGCATCGTGGTAATTGCGGGTATCGGCGTGTGCATTGTCGGAGCATCGGGTGCAGGTATCTGCGCTACGGTCGCCATCACTGTCGCAGCAGCGCCCGCAATGTCCACGTTAACACCACGCACTTGGATGGTGTATTGCGTCGCTGGTGTCAACGACAAGAAGACATATTCGGCATCCTTGTTTGTCGTCGCTAACCAGCCACCACCAGCTGTTGAGCCAGCGGTAATACGCACTTCCCAGTGCGTGAAGTTGTCGTCTGCTTTAGTCCACGACAAGCTAATGCGGCGTTGTGCTGTTACGTCTGCTGTCAACCCCGTCGGTGCAGCAGGTGCAGTCGGTGCGCTTGCAGTAGTAATCGTTACAGACGATCTCGCGCCATTACCAACATCGTTGACCGCGCGCACTTGGTAAGTATATGCCGTCGCTAACTTAAGCGACAAGACTTGTGCAGTGGCACTTGCTTTGCCAATATCACGCCAATTACCAAAAGCCTTGCTACCCTCTCGCTCGCGGACTTCATAACGCAAAATGTCTGTGATCGCTGTCCACATTAAATCAACTTTAGCTGTGCCGCCCGTTACATATTCAGTGCTGGCACTTAACCCCTGCGGTGCAGCGGGTGCTTGCGCTGGTGGCGTTGGTGTCGCTAGCGTTGATGTATCAAGCTCAGCCTGACTACCAGTGCCAAAGGCGTTCACCGCACGCACATGAATTGAGTATGCTGTGCTAGCAGTTAACTTATCAAATGTGTAAGTCGTTACTTCACTACCGATCTCCACCCAGTTGCCTTGCGTTAAGAGATCACCAATGCGAATCTCTTGCGACTCGGAGTTAACAGGCGCAGTCCACGATACCACGATCGTGTCGTGTGTGCGTGAAGTTAGCGTTAATCCAGTCGGTGCTGCTGGCGCTGTTGAGATCGGTGTTACCGTTGCTGGCGTTGCTACCTGCTCAACTGCACCAGGCGTTGTTGGGTTAGGGTCTAGCCCGAACAGCAGTGGCGATGACTGTTTCAAGCTATCAATTTGCCACTGATACGTTCCTAGTAATGTGTCGGACTCACGATAATACTGTTCTGTCGGTGTGTTGATTAACGCCACGCCACGACAATCCTCATAGAACTGATCGCCTTCCAGTAGGTCGCCAGTGATGGCATCAGACACTAGATCACGACCATAGTTCATCTCTTCTTCAGGGTTGGTCGTGTCGTCACGTAACTTGGATGCCGTATGTTTCGCCATGCCACCAAAATGTTGAGCATTATTGAAAACGTTGTGGCATGTAGCAATTGACTTATCACAGCTAACATAGAGATTAACCTCCACCCCATCCTGAAAGGTTAAATGCTTAACTGGTGCACGCAAGTGCACGTCGAGCCGATCTAGACTTATGAATCTTATCCAAAAGAGAATGTTATTAAATTCAAATGAACCATTTAATAACGGCTTATCAGCAGGCAAGGCACGATCTAAAGTGATGATCGACTTGGTTGCGTCAATGCTCGCCACGTTGCGGGTGATCTTAAATCGACTATCATTGCGATCAACCTGACAGGTGCGTTGATCATAAAGGTAGAATGGACAGGTACGTTGGTACTTGCGGCCGTCAGCACGTTGCGTCGCCGAGAACGGTGAGGCAAAGTCCATTTTAATCTGTTGGTCATTGACCGAGATGTTATACATCAAGCCAGTGAAGTGCTTGACGTTAGCGATGTCGTCGTTAAGGTCGAGTCGGATGTTGCCTAGCCCATACCCACCCGACAGATAATCGTTGAACGGCGATTCATCAGCACGATCGCTAGCAATCGACAACGATAGCGTTGATCGCTGTAGATCGCCTGTAACCATAACTGGCGAGCGTTGCACGTTGAGGTAGTTATGGCTCGTCGGGTCGTTAGAATACGTGTTGGTATTGACGTTATCTCTTAATGTGTAGATCAATGCCATTACGGTTGCCTCAACATTCGCTTGCTATAGTTCAGAGTGGATGACCATTGGTATCGACTATAGTTAACTGAAAACTCATCGAGTTCAAGCATCGCATCAAAGCGAATCAATTGATCATCGTGGAGAGGTATCAACGATGTCGTCGTCAGTGCTTTCGCCACCACATTCTTGAAATAGTAATCACGACGTACGTGTAGACTATCCACGTAGTTGGCTTGGTAGGTGTTGTCTTTGGCTTGCGTAGCAGGCGTTCCACGCCGTCCACGCACACGTCTTCCAAGGAAGGTGGTGTCAGGTAACGAGCTATTGCGAGCAATCGCCGATCGTGGTCGTGGTAAATCGTTGGTTGTAAACGATGCTAATGTGTAGTCTCGTGGCGCTGCGAACTCGTAAGTAATCGTGCCTGTCGCTGCTTTCAGGGTCGTTGAGAACCCAGCGCTGTCAACGATACTCGCTCGTCGCAAGGGGAAGTATAGCCCACTGCTATGTGGCGTAATACCCTGCACTGCGCCTGAACTGATGACCATCTCTCTAGTATTAATTGCTGGTGTTGCGTTGACCCTGAAGGTCGCAATGCTCTTGCCTGCAAACAAAATACCGTATGAACCTATCTCTACTGTCCATGGTGGCGTAGGCACGGTAAAAGCTGAACCTGTGTAGTTGCTAAACTCTAGCCCTAGCCCGAATTCAGGTACATAGAGTGGATAACGTTCATCTGAAAACTGATCAGCGATACGCATCAATCTAACGTAATCGTCTTGTGTCAATACGTAGCTAACGTTCTGACGATGCGTGATAGCCTTTGGTATCAGTGCCTTCCACGTGGTAACTCGGCGATACGAGTGAAAGCGAGAGGTGCTAAACTGCTGCGATTCAGCGCACTGCGCCGCTATGTAAGGCAAGACCATCGGTGTTGCAGTTGCAGTGTTATTGGTAAAGTTAAGCATTAACCACCGCACCCACACGAGACATCGTATCGACGATTATGTTCTCACCCTCTTGAGACTGCATCGCTTGCATTAGTTCTTCTTGCGAACGCACCACGAAGACGTTGATCGGTCTTGACTGTTGATTGCCACCGTTGATTGTAACTTCACGACCATCCACTACAGCACGTGCAACGCCTTGTGGCAAGACAAACTCGCCAGCATGCACTACGCCAGCTACTTGATTAGGTGCTCCGAAGCCTGTGTAGCCACCCTCTTGCCGGGACACAAGTGCACGCGTGCCAGCAGTAGCTAACGAAGAGACAACTGGTGCAAGTGCAGGCCCAGCCCCAGGAATTAAAGAGACTGCTGCGCCAAATAGACTACCGACAATGTTGCCAGCGGTGCGACCTTCTTCAGCTTTGCGTTCAGCTTCTGCTTGCGCCTGTTGCGCTTCTGCTTGCAACCTCAACAACGTCTGCGCCCGCACCTCGCCACGCTGCTGAATCTCTAATTGTTCCTTTTGAATATCCCTTATTTGTTTTTCAAATTCTTCAATCTTGCGTAGGTTATTATTGATACGACTACGCACCTCTTGCGCTGCCTCGGTCTCACCAGCATCGATCAGATCACGATGTATCTGTGTTAGCGTTGAGTTGGTTTGGCGCAATCCACCTATCGAGGCACGAGACTGATCAGCTTCGGCGTTTAGGACACTGACGCTTTCATTGAGATCATGAGTTAATCTGCTTTGCTGTTCAGCGATGTCGATCAGTGCGTCTTGGTATGGCTCTAGTGCGTCTTGGTTGATTGAGGCAAAGACTGACTCGCTCACAGCTGAGATAATGCCGCCACCGATGTTCGCAGCAGTAACGTACAGCTCTTGACGATCTTCTTCGGTTAAATGCAACCCACGTTGCTGAAAATCTGATAGTTCGCCCTCGGCACGTCGTGTTACGGCTCTTCCTGCGCCTTCATGGGGTGCAACTAATGCTTGCGGTGCAGCGAATTGCAGTTGCGCACCGAATGGCAACCCACTAACCTGCTGCATACCACCTTGTCGCAATGTCATAATCTGATCAATCACACGTTGCGATCGTTGCGAGAGCGACTCAATGCGTGCTTGGCTACCACCGCTCGCTGCTAACTGCTCGATCTCCGCAGATAATGTATCTAACGTTGCCTCTAGTTGAGGTATGGATTGTTGACCTCTCTGCTGTGCTCCACCGAAGCCGCCAATCTGCTGTAGCTGTGGCACGCCAAAGGTTTGTGTATTAAAGTTCTGTTCATTAATTAGGTTTTGCGTTTCTCGAAAATCTAATATGCCGCCGAGAATCCCAAGGCCGGGAACAGCACGACCTACGCCACGACCTACGCCACGACCAACTCGGTTGAGGCGTTGCAATATGCGATCAATGGCACTAGGTTGCGACGATCGGTATTGCTCACGCAATTGACGAATTAGATCACGATCGCGCTTTAGTTCATTGAACCTTGCTGACGCACGTTGACCTCGCTCGCGATCAGGAACTGAACCAGGCGAAACTCCAGCAAATTCTTGCGCCCTACCAATCAACTGTTCACGAATAAATTCACGTTCAGTCAATCTCGCGCTTGAAAATGGAACTCCTCTAGGGCTTTGGCGGTTAGCACGATCATAAGCACGATTTAAGTCTTGTTGATTAGGTCGTCGATTTAATGGCAAACCCAATGCACGACGATTCTCCCGCCGCCCTAATCCTAGCGCTTCATATTGCGCTTGAGGTATTTGGCCGCCAGCAAGCACAAAGCCACCGCCACTACCAAAACCACCAAGATTGACAAAGCGATCGTTTAGGTCTTGCTGAAAGGCTGAAAACGACCGAGTAGGCTGTAAGCTAGGTCGTCGGATGCTTTGCTGCACCAGCCTCGACACCGCACCGAGCTGCTGCGTCAGCACATTCGCAAAGTTAAGGAATGGTCGTGTCGCTGCTCGTGCTCGGTCAAGTTCGGCAAGTTGCGCATCTCGCACACGGTCATCACTCCTGCGCTTATCTTCAGCAAGTTGCTTATCCCGCTCTTCTTGGCGCTTAAGCGCCTCTCGATCAGCAGCCTCCTTGTTCTTGATCGTCTCTTCTTGCAGTTTGGCAATGCGATCGTTAGTTGCTTGCTCTTGTTTGATTTGATTTTCTTGAGCGATAGACGTGGCTTCAGCGACCATGCGCCGTTTCTCAATCGACGCTAACTCTCGCTGAAAGATGTCTTCACTGATCGTGCCATTGCGACGTGCTTGGCGTAGCGCCTCTTCGGTTGCCTCAAGTTGCTTGAGATCAATAGCACGTCGTGCCCTTGCCGCTTCTTCTTGAGCGACCAGTAGCATCGCTTGCTTGTTAGCATTCGCATCTTGCTTATCAATTACAGTTGATACTTTCTCTTGCTGTTCAAGCGTCGTTGATACTGCTGCTGGTGGTGCTTGACCAGCAGAGCCAGGGGCAAGCTCACGCAATGCACGTGCACCCTCAAGGCCTTGTGGCGCAATAGCTCTAGCACCAGTGCCACCAACAAACCCTTCGGTGAAACCACTACCAGCAAACAGCGTTCCAAGCCCGCTAACTGCGCTATCAGCAAGCTCAATAACCTTGAGCAACCGATCTAATATAGTAACAACAACTGTCGTTGCTTTTATGATTTGTGGGGTTGATGCCTCAATTTGGTTTGCTAAATCATTTATTGCACCTGATAAGTTCTGACTTCCCTCGCTGGTTATGGCCGTGCTAAAAACAACACCAGCTAGTGCTGCTTGAACCCTTGCTAACCCATCACCTGCTGTCTGATTTGATTTAGTTAAGTTCTCTGTCTCACTTGCTGCACGCAACATTACTTGTGCGTATTGATGCCCACTGACCTCGCCGCTTTTAAACGCCTCAACGAGATCACGCACTGATGAACCGCCAATGATGCCGAGATCACGTGCAGCCCTTGCAGCAGCATCAAAGAGCTGAGGCATGCGACCTGATAGTTCAACCACCGCGCCAAGGTCAGGCACACCCTCAAGCACAGATTTGGTTAACGCACGATACGCAGCCTCAAGGTCAGACGTGGATGCACCAGCAAAATTAGCTGCTTGAGCAAAGCCACGCAAAATTGTATCTGCTTGACCTGCGGTTAATCCTAAACTGGTTACAGCAGGTCGGATTAGGGTAAACCCTTGAGCGACTTGAGACACCTCGCTTGCAGTATCAAACGCAATAAGTCGTAAATCATTTAGCCGATCGGCTGCTTGATCAGCAGACAACCCCATTCCACGGAACTGGTTAATCGCATTAGAGCCAGCGGTGGTTAGCTCACCAAAGCTGCTAACAATTGCGCCAATGCCACGTGCAAAAGCAGCTGTTCCTACCGCTGCGATACCAGCCGAGATACCAGCGATAGCCGCACCTGTGCGTTGTGAAGATTCACCGAGTTTATTTATTGATGCAGTCGCTCTGCTGGCATCAACATCAACATCACGAGTACCTAAATCTTTAAGCTCTTGGTTGGTCTGATCAGCTTCTTTGTTTAATCCACCGAGACTCTCACGTGAACGGCGAACGCCAGCCTCAAGCTTCTGCGTGTTGACATCTAAATCAACAATTACCCGATCATTTATTGGCATCTAGAACTCCTGCACACGCACTGACTCATAAGCAGCTCTCGCACGCCGTATCGCTGATGCAGTTGCCGCTTCGAGGTATGGTCTACGCCTCTCTACGAATGGCAAGTAAGGCGTGTGATTCTGCACTGAGATACGCCACACGTTTGGCAAACGCCGCAGTGCCTTCACTCGGCTCACCTCACGACGAGCCACGCGTTCATTGTGTATGTTTAGCCGTGCGATTGACCCTAGCCTAGTGCTACTAACGCCTGTTGCGGGGTTCTTCTTGCCCTCAATCCAGGCACGCCGATAGGTAAAATCAAACTGACTGCGACCAATCAAGAAGTTGGATGCCAACCTAGTCGTATCTGTAGGCGACCTTTCAGCTGCTGCGTGTGCGATGTTACGTGCACCTAGCGCAGTCTCGTTGATTACATCAAGGGCATACTCACGCAAGATGCGATCGTATCGCCTTGATAAGTCTTGTCGCTTAACTAAAGCCATCAGTCTTTCTTACTGTTGATATGATTGACATACGCCACGTCCATTGCCATTACGTAATCAATCATGCGCTCTTGTTGCGACACTGATACGCAGTATCGCTCTGCATAGATTATAACACTTGTCATAGGGATTGAGGCTAACCCACCCATTGTCGATGGACGCTCGCTACATAATCTGTAGAAGGCATTGATGAAAATGTGTAGAGCTTGAGGCACTTGAGGCTCAAGCATCTCATCGGGTATGTCTTCGCCTAGCTCTTTGCACAGCTCAATGGCATCGTTGAGCTTATCTCGATCAGGATTGTCAGACGACCATTTTAGATACCTGACGAGTTTCCCAGGTCTTCTTCACGGTGGTGCTTGCGATAGCGATCATACTCACGTGCCCTTGCAAGGCATACGTAATAGAGCAGCGGGCATCGCGTGAACATATCTTTGGTCTGTTGAGCATCACGCTTGATGCCGTCTTCCCAGTCCCAGTCAGTTAGGATTGCTTTGAAGAAGGCAAAGCTCACAGCCTCTTTAGCCTGCTGTGGCGTTAGGTCTTCCTTTGATGGATCAGTTAGCACCTTGGTGCGATACTCCTCAACCGCTGTGCCGTAGCGAGGATTGAGGTCGCTATCAGCATGGGCAAGCTTGAACTTTGAACCTTCATGTTCAAACCAAATACCATCGGTTAGCTTATCGTTGTCAATCTCGTAGCGTTCAAGGATGCGCATAGTGCCTCACGTCAAGAAGTTGTAGTAAGACCATCGCAATGTGTAATCTGCTTGCTCACCCAAGAAGGCAGCCGTTGCGAGAGTTACGTTAATCTGTGTGCCTAGTGCGAGAGTCGTATCAGCAGTATTAATCTTTACGGACGGAATGTCTAGCACAATACCACCGCTGCGGTTCTTGAGGATCAGCGCCATTGAGCATACCTCATCGTTGAGCGCAGCACGGCGTGCTTTGTTATTAACAAAGATCGCTGTCGCTGATACGGTCAGAGTGAAGTTGCCGTGGATCGTGCCCACGCCATAGCGTGTTTGCGTTGCGGGCACTGACGTTATGTTGTTGGTAACGTTGACTGTGATGTCCGAAAAGTTAACCGCCAGCACCTCACCGTCAGAATTTACCAATCGCACGACGGGAAGGTTGTCAGACGTGTTGAACATCGGCTCTTTGAGAGCTGGCACAATGCTTGTAGCTGTAACAGCTGTGTTGCTAAACGACTGATTAGCAACGAAGGCAAAGTTGGTAGTTACCTTGCCACGAGTAGGAATCGACAGCGCCAGTGTGTTAGCAGCAGCACCACACACCAACTCAGTTTCAATAGGTTCTTTCGAGAGTTGACGCTCAAGCAGGTACGTAACGTCTTTGATTTTGCCTTCGCTGGGGTTGTTAATGTAGCGATTAGCAAAATAGAGCGACAACTTCTTGGCGCTAACGTTAGCGTCAGTCCATGTAGTCCTTGTCGTGCCTAACCTTCGGGTTATCGGCAACACTGTATCAAACTCAATTGTCGTCTTGCTAGCAGACGTTGTAACGCTAAAGACTCGGCCATAGAACAGGGGCACATCAGCGGGGTGTGCGTTACTGTCAACGACTTGTATCCACTCATCCTTAGCAAGATTAAATGAAGATAGATTGGCATCAGCTGTAAGCTTTGCTCTAGCCGACGCGCTTGATTTTGTGTAAGCAGCAGTGGTCGCTGTTTCAAAGCCACAAATATACAACTTCCCAGCCGCTGTACTTTCAGCGGTAAGACCACTGACGGATACCTTTGTGCTAGTTACTGCTGTCGCAAATTTGCGACCATTGTTTGCAGCAGTAGGGAAGCCTTGAGCATACACAAGAAGCTTACCACTGGCTGGCACGCTCCAACCATTGGTAGTATTAGTATTGGTTGTCGTGTAGCCGTCCGAGACCACAGCCGTTACAGTTTCAGGGTTGGTTACTTTCTTGATGCGATCAGTTGAACCACGCTCTGCGTACTCATTGCGCAGCAAGCCAGTCAAGAACCGTTGCACGTTTTGATAGCGCAGGTTAACGGTGAAGTCAGCCGCTGCGTCTTCGCTTACGGTGCTTGGTTCTAGCACCTGCGCTGATGGCTCAAGGTCTTCAGCGTCCACGCTTCCGAGTGTGCTTGAGAATGGCCCGAAACCAGTAGCGGTAACTCTGCGCCATTTGTCGTTAGTCGTATCAGCTGTACCATTAGCCGTCTCGGTGATGTATTGAAACAACACTTCGTTGCTTGATTTTAAGTTGCCTCTTGTGCCGGACATGTCTTCTCCTTATGGGCAAATGTAGTATTTAAATTCTATCATAACTCGCGTCGAGTAACGCAGTCTTCCATCCTCGTTGAATGTGCGATTACCTAGATTGCTAGTAACATAATCAATGCCTGTTTCGCCCCAATCAAACAATCGCACACGCCTGACAAATTCAGACATAAAATCATGGGCAATTGAGTTAGCAGATATGCCCTCAAACTCATCAAAGACATCCATTTGAACAGCAAGATGATAATCAACTTCATGCAAGAGAGGCTCGCCAAACTCAATCACACGAGTATCAATTGTCGCACCAACAATTGAGACTACAGGCACAGGACTTTGATAAGTGCGGATATGTGGATTACGCTCACGTTGTAGCTCTAGGATGACATTAGTATCCTTGAAGCGATTGATAGCAGCGTCGTTGAGCGGGTCTCTGCGATTCGAACCGTCAAAGTTCCTATCACCGAGCATATCCCCTAGCAAACCACGACTGTAACCAATTTCGCCACCACTAACTACTAACTCATAGATGGCAGCGTCAATTCTGTCTTGCGGCGTTTTATCTATCTCGAAAATATCAGCCATTACGACGCAACCAATTCCATAATGTAAGCGAGAGGCGTATCGCCAAACATCAAAGACCGAATAGACTCAATAGAGTAAGCCCTTATATCAGGCATCATTCTATCTGTGGGTGGAGAAGGATCACCAACATCATAATCATCAATTGTAAACATTAAACAATCGCCGATAGACGGCCGCAGTCTTTGAGGGTTCGCAGCGTTGTTAATTCTATCTTTGGTGGTTTGAAGAACGTCAGGCGCAAGCAATGCTTTAGCAGTCAGCTCATCTACGTGCATCAATACCCTATTGGTTGTGTCTTGACGTAGATCAGATGTAGCTGTACGTTTCATTTCAAGGCTGATAATGGTTACGTTAGGAATCTTAATCGACCTTGCTTGCGGGGTTGAAATGTTTGGATCAACAGTATCAAAGCCCTCATAATTTGCACTAATCATTAACCCTCGACTGGCAAGCGCCTCAAACTTTGCCTTAAGGTCACTCTTCTTGGTGCGTCCTTGCGTTGACATCAGCGTCCAGTCGTTAGCTGCGCTGTCTTGAACAACGGTCGTAGCAAGGATCGCACGGTGAAGTCGCTTGCTGTTGAGACTGACGTGGCTGGCGAGGTTGGTTGCCAGCGTTCAGTGATCACGCCGTGGATGGTTTCCTCGACCTTAACGGTACCCGCAGCTAGGTTAGCGTCGTATTCACTTTCATACCAATTACCAAATGGGTCTTGGTCGTTAAGCAAACGGATCGTTAGGCGTGCTGTTGCCAGCAATATGAGCTTTGGTATGTAAGGCTCACCCGCATCGTCTTGCGCAGGTATTGCAACGCCTGCAACGCCGCCGAACAATGCACCAATGCGAGGCCATGCTCGCTCTTGCTCTGCACCATCAACGCGCACGCCTGAAAAGTTTGGTTCAAATGAGTCAACCAACACGCTCGCTCGCTTTGATGCATTGAATGCAACATCATCACTTGGTTCAGGAGAAGGAAGTTGAGACTCTAATCCATTGTCCTTAATAAATTTGAGGACGCTATCGACAACCGTAGCGTCCCCTGATTTGAAGTAACTTAGCATTATGCGAAGTGGCTGATCATCACACCAGCACGGTCTTTAACGCTTGTGCCAGGCACAACCACCCAATTGCTACTCGTCGCTGTGGCTGCGGTGCTACCGTTCTTGGTTGCGCCACCACCAGTACCAACCTTCTTAAGGTCATCAAGCAACGGTGTAGCACTAGCAACACTTCCCTTGTAACTGTAACCACGAACACTGACAATCTTGCTCCATTGAGATTGGCGTGTGTCTTCAATGTTTGTATTGCCGTTACTAGTGTCGATGTTAGTGCGATCATCAGCTTGATCATAGACGCTGATAGCATTCTCGAGCAATCCAAGCACGCGGTAGCCACCAGTAACGTCACTGGTTTCAAGTGTCGGCTTATACTGGAACGAGCTATCATCAGTGATGATGAGCGGCCGTCCAGTGATGGGATCGCTGTAGACGTTAACGCCAGCCAGCAATCGACCAGTAAAGATGCGCTCATAGCTAGCGAGATTCGCACCGATAAACTGATGAGCAGAAGCTGAGTGCATTAACCACGCACGTAACATGCCCGATGCATCGCCAAGCAAGAAGCTTGCGTCAAGGAACGCCTTGAGATCGAGCTTCTTATTTTCGCTTTTGTCTTTCTTTGTGCCCACACGATTAAGATTAGCACCAGCAGTAGCAGACAACGCACCGATCAGACTACCGATGACTGTTTGCATAGTCATTGAGATGTCTTCTTGCTGTAGCTCCTCGCCATATAGCGATGCAGCAGCAGCGACTTGGTAACCTTGCCAAGAGAAGATATCTTCGTCTGTTTGAACAGGCCCGAACGCATAGCCCACCTTCGGACTGACTTGACGCTCTTGACCATAGTTCTTCTTTGTAATCGCCGCAGTGTCTTTAACGTTACGGAATCGACCTGCGCCACTGCGCTTCCATACATCCTCGGAGAATGTGTCTCCAGGTAGTGGTCGGGTTTCAAACCTGACTGCACCGTTAGTAGCAGCACTTAAGTCAAGCAACTCCTTGTTCAGCCCTTGCAATCGTGTTGCACGAGCGTATGAATTGAACGTTTGCAGTGCATTAAATGGCGTTCTAGCGGCCATGTCTTATCTCCCCTCAAATAACCTGTTCAAGCCCTTCGGCTTGGAGCTGGCGTATGTGTTGCTCCATGCCGTCCTTTGTTTTTAAATCATACCATTTTTTATCAGCAGATGTATCAGACGTTGATTTAGGCTTTTGCTCAGGCGTGTAGTTACTACCGCTAGCCTTGGTTTGGATGATGCCTCTACTGATGCCCTCATCATTGCGGAACTCATCAATCAACTTCTCCCATGAGTCAACGGTGCGCTTACCCTCAGCGTCGAGCACGTAGGTAACGTCGTTGCCTTTCTCGACGGCGAAGCCGATGCGGTCTCTGACGAGATGCTTGAGTAGTCGCGGCTGATCAGTGAGCTGGGGTAGCAACTCATTGAGCTTTGCTTCAACCGCTAGACTCTTCCGAGATTGGAGGAACTCGGCTTCACGTTTAGCGTCTCGCTCTTCATACTCTTTGATCTTTGCTCGCAACGCATCGGCTTCGGATTGTTCTTCCTCTTCCTGTTTGATCTTGGCTTTAGAATGCTTGATAGTGCTGGCTTTCATCGCCTTCATCTCTTTGCGCATTTCTTCATTGTCTTGCAAGAGTTTGTTAGCGATTTCTTCCATGCGACGGTTTTCTTTAAGGAGTTGAGCTGGATCTGTTTCGGTTTCTTTGGTCTCGGTCGGCTGTTCAGTTGGCTCTTCAGTTGTAGTAGTATTCTCGTCAGCGTCCATTATTACCTCGATCTATTAATTGTTTTGATCATTATAATAAACTTATGGCGGATAACAAAGACACAAATAAAACGCACGATACCGATACCCCCATACCCCCGATATTATCACATGAGGATTGGTTGCTGCGATTACAGAGTTTGAGCGACGAACTAGAAGGCTCACTACCTAATCGCAAACGAGGCATTATCAATCAACGTTTGTATGTGATTAAGACGGGACTAGAACACTCTTGGATGCGAGATAGACATCTCGATAAGAGCAATGAGACTAAACTACTAACTGATAAGTCGCCTGTGGTTATTGAGGTTCAGGCTGACGATGAGTCATGGGAAGAGAAGATCAAAGATGCGCACGTTTCGAAAGCAACAGTTAGCGATTGATACAAGAGCAAAGCATACGCTCTACTGTGGTAGTCGTAAAGCAGGCAAGACGTATGCACAGATAATGTGCTTTATTAAGATGGCAATGGAGCATTGGCATCATCCAATACGGGGGATCATCCTTGATAAGTACTATCCTAACCTCGACGATATTATTGCTAAATCAAAACTGATTATCCCTGACTGCGATCCTCATGCTGTTTACATTAAGAATCAATGGAGATTGAGCAATGGCACTGTGCTGTTGTTTAGGCATGCGCCTGACTTGGATGCGGTTGAGAAGTATTTAGGACATAGTTATCAGTTCATCGGTTTCAATGAGTTAAGTAAGTGGAAGGACGCTGAACTCTATGATCGTATGTGTGCGACGCTTGAGTCGATGAAGGGCTTGCAGGCAAAGGCGTTCAGCACTACTAACCCGTTTGGTCGGGGCAAGAACTGGATCAAGAAACGTTTCATCAATGTGCCTTATGGACATGTGCAGACTGATGATGGCACAACACGAGTAGCGATCTTTGGTTCGTTTGTTGAGAACACATTGCTCACTAACGAGGCGATTAACGATGTGCGTGCGAGCTGTCGCAATAACCCTGAATTGGCGAAAGCTTGGATCGACGGCTCTTGGGATAACGTGGTGGGTGGTGCATTTGATTTTCTTTGGGACAAAGAAATACATGTGTTACCTGAATTCAAGATACCAGTTGACTGGCGTATTGATCGAGTAATGGATTGGGGTAGTAGTGCACCATGTGCAGTGCTATGGGCATGTGAGGTGCGCAGTGAAGAGCAAGTGTTGGTTGACCGTGAGTTACCGCTTGGCTCGCTTATCATCTTTGCTGAATGGTATTTAGTTAATCCAAACAACCGTGAGGGTTTGCGTAAGTCGCCGAGCGAGGTAGCTGAAGGCATCTTATCGAGGGAACGTCTGTGGCGATCAAAGGGCATCATCCATAAGGATGCGAGGGTGTATCGTGGTGCAGCAGACAATCAAATCTTTGGCTCACCGAGGAGCGACGTTGAGACGATTGCTGATACCTTCCGCAAGGCTGGTGTGTCATGGCTACCAGCCGATAAGAGTCCTGGCTCAAGGATAATTGGTAAGCAAATGATTAGGGATCGTTTGGCTGATCATAAACTCTACTTTGTTGGCAAGCATTGCCCGCATGCAATTGAGCAGATACCATCGCTAGAAAATGATGATATAAATGTGGAGGACATAGCTGATGGTCAAGAGGATCATATTTACGATGCACTGCGCTATCGTTTGTATCGCAAATCATATGCAAAGAAAGCCATTGGTGGCGGTTTAGTTTATTAAGGAGTATCAAAAATGGCAATTGACACACGACATCCTCAACTGGTGGAGGTGATACCTGACTACGTAAAGATTAGCGACTGTCTTAAAGGTCAACGTGCCATTAAGAACAAGACCTCCGAGTACTTGCCACCACCTGAAGAGGGCCGGGTGAACACGTTGCGTTATCGTAACTACATCAACCGTGCGCAGTTTGTTGACTATACGCATCGAGAGCTAGAGACCTTGGTAGGCCTGGCTTTCAGCAAGGAGGTTATTGTAGAGTTACCACCTGAGCTTGAGCCCTTGCTTGAGAACGTAAATGGCAACGGACTTGGCTTGGTGCAGATGGCCAAGAAGATGATGGCGTATGTGTTAGCTTTCTCACGCGCATCGTTATTGGTTGAGTATGCACAGACGACTGATACACCAACGAGCGTCTCACAGTTTCAGAATGGTGTGTTGCCAACGATTAAGTTAGGTAAACCAACGAGTCTGATCAACTGGTTTGGTCAACCACAGGTACACTCGGTGGTGTTCTCGGAACAGTTTGAGGTGGTGCAAGACTTTGAGGTTTCTTATGAGGAACGCCTGAAACTGTTCAGCTTGATGCAGTCTGATATGATCAATCCAAATCCTGATGGCGGTGTGGCTTTCACTGCATACATCGAGACCAGTAAGGGCTGGGAAGTTGAGAATGAGGGACTCATTACTACTGCATCGGGTGCTGCGTTACAGCGCTTACCTGTGTTGGTTGCGGGTGCAGAAAACAATGACTACTCGGTTGACCGTCCACGATTCATCGGCAAAGCAGAGGTTAATATCTCGCACTATCAGTCTAGTGCGGACAATGAAGAAGGTGTGTTTAAGACGGGTCAAGCGACCTATGTGATCGCTAACGTCGATCTCGATGAGATGGCTGATCGCTTCCCCGATGGTGTAAGGGTTGGCTCTAACTATGTGGTTACGTTGCCGCAAGGAGCGACTGCGAGCATCTTGCAGACCGCACCTAACAACGCCGCACAGGAGCAGATGCGTCTTAAAGTTGATCAACTTGAGGCACTTGGGGCGGTAAGACTTGATGCGTTAGGATCGGCCAAGACCGCGACGGAGATACTCTTCACTGAAACCATTCGCAATGGTGCGTTGCGTAATGCAGCAAAGAACGTGTCAGACGTGATTACTAATGCGCTAAAGCTTGCAGCGGAATACATCTCAATTAACCCTGCGCTACAAGAAGAGATCAAGTTTGAGATTGATGTCAGTGCTGGCATCGTCGGACTAGATACGGCGTTGCTAGCGTCGTTGAGTCAGCTGCATTCGGGTGGGTTGCTATCACTCAATGAGGTGCGTAATGTCTTAAAGAAGGCTGGTCTTGCCACTGAAGATGGCGACAATGAGTTACTGACACCGATTGAATTTGAGCCACCAGCGCAAGCAGCACCGCAAGAGGAAGAGGAAGAAGAGACTCCTGAAGATCAGGCAGTAACGGATGAGCTGTAATGGCACTGTCGATCACCAAACGCCGTAATCTGTTCTACGCTTATGATCTGACGTTCAACGAGATCAACAGCAAGGTCAGCTATCAGACCAGTGAGCTAACGGCGAAGAAGATGCAACCACAGTTTGATGCGCTGGCAAGGGCTGGTAAGCGTGGCGATGTGCGTGCTGGTCAGAGGATCGTTAACCGTATCATCGACATTGTGCGTAAGGACAACGCACGCTTTGAGCGTAACACCGTGAAAGGCTTGTCGGACATGTCCTTGCAAGCTAATAGATCACGCTATCGCTTGTCTGTTGATAGGCCAGTGAAGGCTAGGCGTACTGGTGCACAGCAGTTAGCAATAACCGAGAAGACTAGCCTCAACAAGGGTAGAGATCGTGGTCGGACTGGTCGGGGTGAATCACCGACACAGGTGTATGCTAGGCAAGAGCGTCGGTTAGCAAAGAACAGTATGCGAATTTTTAGGGCTGCGCAGGATGGTGATCTTAAGGCGGTTGAACAGTTCAAGCAATCGACTACTCGCCAGTTTGTTGCACAGCAGTCAACTGTGCATAGGACACAAGCACACCATGCTACGCAGCAGGCGAAGATGGAAGCTGCGAGAGAGGTGGAGACTGATAATCGCTATGTCTATCTAACGGAAGACGATGATAGGGTTGATAGCATATGCCGACCACACCACAATAAAGTTTACAAGGTCGGTGAGGGGCCTGAGCCACCGTTGCACTATAACTGTAGATGCACAATTGAGCCAGCTGACGACGACGAGATCAGAGAGCGAGTAGCACAATCAGATGATGCGGGTAAATGGTTTGAATCTCATCGTGATGAGATACTTAAAGAAACACTTGAACACAACCCATTAGCACATCTCAAACGCCCCCCCACACAGCGTTCACTAGATAGGGGTGCTAGGCTATTCAGGAGCAATAAAGAGTCCGTGCAAGCTGTCCTACGAGCAGTAAAGAATGAAAGGCGGTGGCCTTCTACGCAATCATTTCTAACGACAAAGGGCATCTTTAATAGAACTGCTGCACGTAAAGCGCTAGTCAATCGAGCAAAGATGTTTGATGTTGAGATTAGGTTGCCAGGGCGCATTACCGCCAAAGCTCCGAGAGCTAAACAATTGAGCCGTGGTGCTGCTGAACGGACTTACTAGATTGACCTTACAAACGATCTTCTTATGTCGGGAACTAGATGCTCAAATTCCTTTGGCATTACTAACTCGCCCTCTTTGGTATTTGCAAGAGCGCCCGCCACCTGTTAGCAGCAGTGACGGGCTGGACGATTTGATTGCTGGTGTACCTCTTGTGATTTCAACAAGGAACGTTCAGGTGAAGATTGAATCATAGTTTCTGTTATTATCTTCATTCCTTCCTTTGACGCTAGGCATGCTGCAATAGCTGAATTATCTATTACAATTTTCTTGAGTCTTTTTATTTGAAACCCTTCACAGATGACTTTCTTCAGTTCTAATTATAACAACAGTTATGGTAAGTTACAATGCATTCGTTTCAACCCACGCGCCCCCCGCGGGGGGCGCGACTCAAGAATAGATACCAACAGACAACAGAATTAATGTTTCAACCCACGCGCCCGCGGGGGGCGCGACAGCACCCGCCACTGTAACCAGCAGCGAATTGATATCTTTAGTTATCAAAACGCACGGATACTTACAAGACCCTAACGCAGTTACAGTAAGTAAGTATTAACTAACTGAAGGACTGCAGGAAGACCCCGCCGAGCAAGCCCTTGAGCAGGGCAGCGTCAGAGACAGTTTATAAGGATGAGACGTAGTTACTCATCACAGACTTATTAAAGCTCCTTAACCAACTCATAGATTGCGTTAAGCCGGCTTTCTCTTGATATTACAGCGCATGAATTATTAGCAAGCATCTTTATTTTGCATAATAAAGCATCACGTTGATTAGTGCAGAAGTTTAAATCTATGTCACATTGGTTCTGTAGCAGCGACCTAGCTTCAGTCCGATCAATCAATCCTGCTACAAATAGTTCAATAACAACCTTGGTATCCATCTCTACTCCTTCTAAGATGCTATTCAAAGAGCTTTTTAACCAAATCAGAACTCATCATACGAACAATCGAGCCAGCACACCATTTCGGGCTCTTGTGGTATTTGGTATCTTCTGTTCTATCACGCCACTGATCAATAGCAAATAGGATAGCCTTTAATCGTTTAATTGATTCCTTGGCGTTCCAATCTAAATCACAATAACCGCGCAGCGAAGACTATAACTATCAAAACGCAAGGATACTTACAAACCCTAACGCAGTTACAGTAAGTAAGTAAGTAAGTATTAACTAACTGAAGGACTGACTGACTAACTGTAAGTAAGTAAGTAAGTAAGTAAGTGTGTACGTATTAGTAAATGTACTATGTGTGTAACATCCCAAGCTTGACTTAT